TTAATCGCCGTCGACATGGACATGCCGACATTTTCAAGAAATAAATCCGCTTGTTTTTTCAAGACTGGATCCGTTCTGACACTAAAACTTACAGTTGTTACAGCCATGATACACCTCCCATTGTTTTGTGTTTATTATAGCGCATTTGCAACACAATGTCAAGCAAAAGTGTTCAGATTGGCACAAAAAAATATAAAAGAGAGAAGAAAAATGGAATTGAGACCCTACCAGCAGGCGGCAGTGGCAGCCGTCTATAAGCATCTGCGGGAACGGGACGATAATCCGTGCGTGGTTCTACCAACGGGTACGGGAAAGTCGTTGGTCATCGCCAAACTGGTCCGGGATGCCGTCACCCTCTGGAATGGAAGAGTGCTGATCCTCGCTCACGTAAAGGAACTGCTGGAACAAAATGCCGGAAAGATCAGAATTCTCTGCCCAGATATCCCCATCGGGATTTTCTCGGCAGGGTTGAAATCACGGGATACGGAGGAGTCCGTCATCGTGGCCGGCATCCAAAGCGTTTACGACAAGGCCTGCGACCTCGGTGCATTCAATCTCATCCTCGTGGACGAGGCACACTTGATCGCGCCCGACGGAGATGGGATGTACCGTTCATTCCTCAAGGATATGCAGATCATCAATCCGCATGTCCGGCTCATCGGACTGACGGCAACGCCGTTCCGGCTGAAAGGCGGCTTGATCTGCAAGCCGGAAAACCTGCTCAATGAGATCTGCTATGAAGCGAATCTCAAAGACATGATCCAACAGGGATATCTTGCCCCGCTGACGGCACGAGCCGGACGGACGGAAGCGCAACTGTCCGACCTTCACATCCGCGGAGGCGAATTCATCGGTGACGAGATCGAGGCGGCAATGGATGTCGACCATATTGTTTCCGCAGCATGTAAGGAAATCGTGGAGTTGACCCAAGATCGCAAGTCTGTGCTGATTTTCACCACATCAGTGAAACATTGTCAGCATGTGGCAGAAAAGATTGCGGCATACTCCGGTCGGGAATGCGCCATCGTCACCGGCGAAACATCCTCTGTGGAACGGGCAGAAATCCTTGACCGGTTCAAGGGTATAGCCGTTCCTGCGGACCTGCTTGGCGGAACGAAACCGCCGCTGAAGTTCCTCTGCAACGTGAACGTTTTGACTACGGGGTTCGATGCGCCGAACACGGACTGTATTGTTCTTCTTCGCCCGACCAACAGCGCCGGACTGCTGATCCAGATGGTGGGGCGCGGTACACGACTTTCTCCTGAAACTGGGAAAAGGGATTGTCTAGTGCTTGACTTCGGCGAGAACATTCTCCGTCACGGCCCTATCGACATGATACGCATCAAGGACAAAACACCCGGCAATGGGGATGCTCCAGCAAAAAAGTGTCCCCAGTGTCTGGCGCTGATCCATGCGGCGTATCAGAAATGCCCCGACTGCGGATACGAATTCCCGCCTCCGCAGAGAAACAACATTACCGAGCATGCCGGCAAGGCGGGAATTATTTCCGGTGATTCCTTCAAGGAGGAATACGAAGTGCAAGGGGTATTCTATCAAGTTCACGAAAAACACGGCGCGCTCCCCGGAACACCGAGGACCATGCGGGTTGACTACAAGATCGGCTTCAACCAGTATCGATCCGAATGGGTTTGCCCGGAACATACGGGATATGCCCGCGATAAATTCGTGAAATGGTGGAAGGAGCGTTGCGCGCTGGGATATGAATTCCCGCGAACAGCTAAACAGGCGGTTGCAATGGCAAACTCCGGGTTGCTGGCGGAACCTAAAACCATCACGGTGAAATACGTTGCGGGGGAGGACTTCCCCAAGATCACGGGATGTGTCTTGGGAGATCGTCCGGCAATGAGAGAGCCGGGTGACGATACTGCGGAGATCGCTCTTGACGAGCCGTCCAATAGCCCGGCGGACCTTGGCGTCAGTCGGGCAGAGCCGGACGAAATCCCGTTTTAGGTATTACAGAGTCTGTATGATTTGAGGGAATTCAATGGGATCCAGAGTCGATTTTTGAATACCCGGATGGCATGAATTAATCTGTCTTTTCTGGATTTTACTGCGATACAGATTTTTCAATTCACTTTGAAATGTCTCTTCTGACACTTCAGCGAGCATCGGATTTGAACATGTTTGCCAGAGCAGTCCGATGGAATCGTAGATGTCTGCCCACGCGGCGAAAACAGGAGCATGAATGTCAAAGAATTGCAAAATCTTTTCCGGATTGTTCAGATAATACTGTTTCCCTTTCGAGATGCCGCTGATTGAACTGACCAAATTACCGGCGGTCAGTTCTCCCAGCACCTCTTGAATTGATTTCCAGCAGAAACCGCTGCGGTCAACAATATCCTGTATCTTACAGGTCCCGGAGGTCAGCAGGACAAGGATCGTTTCAACTCGAGCTGAAATTCCCAGAAGCCCTCGCATACGAAGCAGTAATGCATCAGTATTTAGCGGAAGGTTCGGAGGAATTTTCCCCGACCCTTGCCGAACATTGCGAAGAAATCCGCAGTGTAATGCAAGCGAGTCATTTTTCGGGATAAATTCTTCCGGTACATTATCTGAGTTCCGGAATAATGCTATCGGCTGCGAGATGTCCTTTGCAGAGTAATCCTCTGCCGGTTTCTTCCAGCGAGACGAGTTCGTTTCAGCAGTGACTGATGCAATATATCCAAGCGATGCCGTGTCCTTCCACTCGGCTTTGGCGTGCAAAGCCTTCAACCGCTGAATGTTGATTTGCGGAGAGTGGATTTGTAGCCAGTCCAGAATCAGATCATAAAGCCGCTGGTCATAACGGGCAAATCCCGCAGAGAATATGAGAAGCGCTTCAGGGTCGAGAATGATTTCCGAATCAGGGACGGAAACATGACCGGGAATCCCGAGTGCGGTCCACTGTCTCCACAGAAGACCTTGAACCGCATCGAAAAGTTGCTGTTTATATTCTTGTACTGACATTTGGCCACCCCAGTTTAACGAACATGTCTTTCAAAATTTCTCTGAATTCAGGCGATATATCTTGCGTCAGACACCATTTCGCGGCGGAGAGAAGTTCTTCCTCCGTTGGTGAAAGCAGTTTCAAATCTGTTACATGGTATCCGCCCCGATCAGCAGATGCAAATGTTTTGAAAAAGATCTGGTCAACGCGGCTGATGTAATACACGGTTAGCTTTTTCCCGATGATCACGGAGTGAAGTCTCTCTGCAAAACCAGTCGGCAATCCCATTCGGAACTGGGATGCAGGTCCGTTGTTCAACCAGTCGCCGGGAAGATTCATGATTTGCCCGACCTTGCCGGCTGCGTTGATGAGATAATCCGGCAGAGGTTCCGGATCTGCAAGGATTCCGGCCTTCATGAGTGCAACAATGTCAACATCTTGCGTAGTTCTTGGAACAAGAGACATCGCAATTAGAGCGGAACCTCCGCAAACAACGATCTCTGTTTGAGGAGCATCCGCCAGAATGAGCTGTTCATTCAGCAAGCGCAGAGCGTGATTCAGTTTTTCTATGTCAATATCTTTTCCCATGATTCATGTCCTTTTGTGGGTTTTATTATAATATAAACTGGGTTTTAATTAAATTCAATTTGGAAATGAATAAATTTTATAAAAAAGTGACGAATCTGGACAACGCGCCGCCACGAGAGTTCGGAAATTTGCCGATGGCGTAAACAGTGTGTACGCTACTCTACACCTTGCCGGGATTTTGGCGATGGCGTCAGATAGTGTTTACACTACTCCACGCTTTCTCGGAAGTTCGGCAATGATGTCGGATAGCGTTTACGCTCTCCGACGCTTCCCCGGAATTCGTCGGATAGTGTACGATAGCGTAAACACTATCCCACGCTTTCTCAAAAATTGAAGGATAGCGTATGATAGTGTTACACTATCCCACCTTTATGCCGAAAATCGGTGGGATAATGCGGGATATTGTGTACGTTATCCGACCATTTCACCGAGTTTTTCGCGATAGTGTCAGATAGTGCTTACCTGGTCCTACGCTCTGCCGGGGAGCCGGGGATAGTGTACGATAGTGTTTACGCCATCCCACGCCATCCCTGAATTTGGCAGACAGCGTCAGATAGTGTTTACACTACTCCACGCTTCCCCGGGATTGGGCAGATAGTGTACGATAGTGTTTACGCTCTCCTACGCTCTTCCGGAAAACTTGAGACAGCGTACGATAGCGTTTACACTACTCCACGCTCTCCCCGGAATTCGGCGGTCAGCGTACGAACCTGTAACGCTCTCCCCGGAATTGCCCGCATGATGTAAAGCATTATAACGCTATTAACGGGAATATCGCGATTATCAGAGGTTATTCCGATACTTTGCCCGATAATTCTGCCCATAAACGGCATTATTCTGCATATTTTCCCGGATTCCATGGGCAGGAAATGGGACAGTGTAAAGCCTGTAAACGCTATAAACGCTTTCATCGAAATTATCCCGATAGTGTAGAGCCTGTAAACGCTATAAACGCTTTTATCGGCTGAAATCAAAACAAAAGTGTTCAAACACGGAAAGGAAACAGAATGAGTTGGGGAACCTATTACAAGCACGAAGGCTACCTCTCCCGCATCGGCCAAAACCAGATCGGGTCGAAACGGGAGGAGTGTCAGAGCATCAATGATATGCTCTGGCATGAAATCCTCGCCTACATGGCGATGACCCCGCCGGTGATGATGAAGGATGAAGAGGGAATCGAGTACCCATGGGCTGAATTCATCGCGATGAAGGTCCGCGAGTTCCGGGAGGAGATCGAGGACAATACACGGCTGATGGCACGGCTGGATGACTGTGCCGAAGCGCAGGAAGAAAATCCGGAAAACATAACGGAGGGATAATGAAAAAAAGGCCACCTTGAACAAAATGTCGCAAGCCAAGTCAAAACCAATTCAAATGATTGAAAGGAAGAAAATGAGTACTGTTCCATTTACTGTCAACTTCGGGAAACGTCCCATTCGCACCGTCATCATCAACGGAGTTCAGAAATTCTCCGCCACCGATATTTGCAATATTCTGGGATATAACAATCCCAACAAAATTATCGGTTACTACTGCAATTCCACTCCGGAATACATGAGACTCGCGACGAAGGGCGGTCCGCAGAATTTGCGTATGATCGATGTTGCCGACATTCGCGCTATTCTGTCGCACAGCCGCAGAAAAGTTGCCGGTCGACTTCGCCGCTGGCTGGATGAAATCGTTGTCCTGCAACTGACGGGTGTGGTGATCGGAGGATTCTGATGACTGATCGCAAGGAGATTATCCGCGCGCTCCAGTTGTGGTTTGAACCCGGTGATGTCTTCGAGATCCGTGCTCTTGATGCCGTCACCGGGCAAAATCTCCGTTGCCATACGGAATCCGGATACTTTGATTACGAGCATATTGCCCAGGCCGCAGATGCCATCGGAAAAATCCGTTCCGCAGCGGGCATCTATGTCACTATCAACCCGGTGAAACACGACCTTCTGGCGCGGGCGGTTTACAAAATCCGCGATGTAAAACGGTCTCCGCTCACCGCTGATACGAATATTGAGAGACGCCACTGGCTCCTCATTGACTGCGACCCGGTCCGGGAATCCGGCATTGCCAGTAACGATGCGGAACATGAAGCCGCCATTGCAAAGGCAAAGGAAATCCGGGACGGACTTGCATCAATGGGCTGGCCGTCTCCCATCCTGACGGACAGCGGAAACGGGGCGCATCTCACGTACCGCATTGATCTGCCGTCAGATGATGACGGTCTGGTACAACGGGTACTGGAGGCTATCTCCGTGGTCGCAACCGAGGGGGTTGACATTGACCTGTCCGTATTCAATCCGGCAAGGATTGTCCGCCTCCCGGGAACCATGAACTGCAAAGGGGATGACATCGATGGCAAGGTCTGCGGAAGACCGCATCGCATGGCGAAAATCATCGAAGCCCCGGAACGCATCATCGCCGTGACGGAAGATCAGTTGCGGAGCGTTGCCGGGAGGGCAAAAGCTCCTGCGGTACAGGTAATGCCAGAATTCCGTGAATGCGATGTGGAGGACGGATTCGATCTAGATGAGTGGATTGCAAAATACGCGCCCGATGCCGGTCCGCCGAGAGAATACAATGAAGGTAGGCTCTGGCAATTCAGGGTGTGTCCGTTCAATCCGGAACACAACAACAGTGCTACGGCGATTTTTCAATTTCCGAGCGGGAAACCCGGATTTGGCTGTCGGCATAACGGCTGTCACGGAAACGACTGGAAGAAATTCCGCGCCTTGCGCCAGCCGGGATGCTATGACCATTTGCCGAAGGAAGACCCGGGCGTGGATTTCTCCGGTCTCCTGAAACCGAAGCCGGCAGAAAAACAAGAGTCCGCTCCGGAAGAGCAGATGGAAGATGTTCCGCCTTGGCGTAAAATCACTTCCGATGATATCCGCAAGGCATTGGACGGGACTGTTCTCGGCGAGATGTGCGATCTGCTTTCAAACGTATCGATCCCGCCGTTGCCGATTGAGGCCGTCCTACCAAAGGCGCTTGTGCTCTGCGGTGCGGCGCTGTCGCAGCGGATCACATCGGAAGATCAAAGGGTCGGCGATGGGAATCTCAAGGGGATTTCCGGGTTCGGGAAAAAACTTGCCCGCCTTCGCATCCATACGGGAGACGGACAAATCTGCAACTTTTACACGCTGCTGGCCGCCCCGTCGGGCAGCGGCAAAGACATTGGAGGACTCGTGGATACTATGGCTAACCACTTCGGATGGTTCATCGGAAACTCCGGTTCGGCTGAAGGACTGGCTGACGCGTTTATCAACCTGCCCAACGGCGTTCTGGCAATTTCGGAATTGCAGCCGTTTCTCGACCCCAACTGCTGGCAGCACCGGGCAACGGAATTCCTGACCCCGGCGTTCAACAAGGGATTCTTCAAGCAGAATTTTTCCGGACGCGGGAAATACAGCAGTACCCGTGAAGCGCAGTATTGCGCTCCCAACGTGGTGGCTTTCGTGCAACCGGATGTGTTTGAAGCCACCGCCGGGATCATCGATCTGCACAGCGGGTTTCTTGGTCGATTCCTTTTCACCGTCGTGCCGGATTTCCATTGCGAAGCGAACATCTATGACAACGATAAAGTCATTGAGCGATTCGCAGAGTGTCTGGAAAACTTCCGTCGGAAGAAAGGGCTTGTAGAGGTTCCGCTGGGGTATGCACACGACCTGATACTCATCTTTAAGAAATATGCCGCGCGCGAATTGAGTACCTGCTGGCAACGGCTGGCAAACGAATACTACCCGCGCATAGCGGTTGTGCTTTCCGTGCGGCATAACGCGGATCCCGCAGATGAAAAGGTCACGATCACCGATGACAACTGGAAACGGGCGCAACAGATTACGCTTTGGTTTTACGGTCAGGCGGAAAAACTTCTGCTCCGCATCAATGATGCGCTGCCGTTGATCAAGGCGCGCGAAAAGCTGTTGCAGAAGATATTCATGAAAATCCGCTGTCTCGACAAGGGCAACGGGGTGACGCTGAGGGAGATTTCCCGAGGCGGCATTCGCAACAGCAATGGAAAGGAGCGTAGAGAAGCTGTTGCCGAACTGGCGGAACGCGGATTCATCACGTGCCGGGAAGGTCGTTATTCAATTGTCAACACCCCTCCGGAGTGGGCAGAATAACACCCCCCAAGCCATGTCGGACAAAATGTCGGACAATGTCGGACGTTTGGACGGAAAATGTCCGACATCCAACAAAAAATGTCGGACGGTCGGACGGCATGTCGGACGCCCTCTGTCCGACACCTAACCATCTCATAATCAACATTTATATATATATGTCGGACGGTTGGACACATGTTCAGTAAATTATGATTTTTGATGGGGAAAAATGGGGGGTATATATGCGCGCGCGAGAAACGTCCGACATTGGCAGCCCGGCGGGGCACCGGCGCATGAATTCCAATAATGCGTTGCAATGGGCGCAGGACGCGCGAAGATGTTAACGCAGTCAGCGTGACACGCCTCGCGTTATTCTGCGTCATATCGCGTGCGCGAGGGGTTTCTGGGCGTTCGGAGAAAGCATAGCCCGGGAAACAGTGCCGGGGAGCGAAAAATCCTCGAAAACCTCAAAAATCGGCGGTTCCCCCCTGAAAAATCGACCGGAGAGGCGCGCGGAAGGGGTCGATGTACCCCAGAAAGTTGGTTGCGGACCGATAGAGGGACCCCATCTGAAATTTTTGAGCCAAAAACAACAAACGAAAGGAGCGTTTTATGCTTCAAATCACCTACAGGAATGTTTCGGAGATTCATCCTTACGAAAAGAATCCCCGGTTCAACGATGAGGCCGTGGATGCCGTCGCAAAATCCATCAAGGAGTTTGGCTGGCGGTCACCCATTGTGGTGGACAAGGATATGGTCATTGTCTGTGGTCATACCCGCCTGAAGGCCGCCCTCAGACTGGGGCTTTCAGAAGTTCCGGTTCACGTGGCCTCCGACTTGACCCCGGAGCAGATTCAGGCGTTCCGCATTGCCGACAACAAAACCGGCGAAATCGCGGAGTGGAACTATGACCTGCTGCCGTTGGAACTGCGGGAATTGCAGAGCGCCGATTACGACCTCTCGCTCCTCGGGTTCGATACGGAGGAACTGAACCAGTTGCTGAACGGCGGTGATGATGCGGTGGTCGAAGGCGAGACCGAACCGGATGCCGTCCCGGAAGTTCCGGAAACGGCGGTCAGCCGCCGGGGGACTTGCTACCAACTTGGCGAACACATCCTCTTGTGCGGAGACAGCACCAAAAAAGAGGATATTGCGAAGTTGATGGGCGAGGACCAAGCAGACCTCTACCTCGTGGACCCGCCGTACAACGTGGCGCTCACCGGGAGCAACGGTCTCACCATTCAGAACGATGACATGGAGGACGGCAAGTTCCGGGAGTTCCTCAATGGGGCGTTTGCCGGTGCGTCCTCGGTGCTCAAGCCGGGAGGGAGTTTCTACATCTTCCATTCCGACAGTGAGTCCAGCAACTTCCGGCTGGCGGCACGGGACAATGATCTGGAGGTGCATGAGACCCTCTACTGGATCAAGAACAGTTTCGTGCTGGGTCGGTTCGACTATCACTACCAGAGCGAATCGTGCCTCTATGGGTGGAAGCCCGGAGCCGCTCATAACTGGTATTCGGATCGGAGCCAGTGCAATCTCATGAACTTCGACAAACCGAAACACAACGATGTCCATCCTTCCATGAAGCCGGTGGAGATGCTGGTGTACCTTGTCCGCAACTCCTCCCAAAAGGGCGAGATCGTGCTGGACAACTTCGGCGGCAGCGGTTCCACGCTGATCGCCTGCGAACAGACCGGGCGCAAGTGCCGGATGATCGAACTGGACGAAAGATACTGCGACGTCATCAGGCGGCGCTGGGCAGAATTCAAATACGGAGAGGGCTGCGACTGGGTTTCGCTCACGCCCGCCATTACCAATGAAAAGGAGAACTGAAAATGAATGAAATCGTGAAAATTTACAAAGATAATCAGGTGCGGATCATCCAACGGGATGGAGAGCCGTGGTTCGTGGCAAAGGATGTTTGCGATGTGCTGGGATTGAAACAAGTTTCAAGAGCATTGCAGCGGTTAGAGTTGGATGAACGTGGGTTACTTGAAATAACCCACCCCCAAAATCCCAACGCAAGCCTCAAAGTGAATGTGGTCAGTGAACCCGGTCTTTATCAGCTCGTTACGTCTTCAAAAAAACCTGAAGCCCGAGCATTCACCCGCTGGGTGACGCACGAAGTCCTGCCGTCCATCCGAAAAACCGGAGCGTATATTGCCCCCAATTTTGGGATGGAGGCCCTCGGAAGGCTTATCCTTTCCATCAAAGAGCAGTACGAAGCGCTCATTGAGGAGAATTCCATAATGCGGCAGAAACTTGCTTTTGCCTTACAATTCATCCCGAAGACCAAATACGGAGCAAAATCCAAACGGAATGGCCAGCGCCAATCCTTTATTCGGCGCGGAGCAAACGTGGCGGGAAACGGCCGGCTGATTGAACACCGTGACCCCGATGAGGTCGGTTATTATACGGACCTCTGGGGAGAATATCTACCCAAACTGATATTCACCAAGGCGCTCAACATCATCAATCTCAACTGCCCTCAACTTTTGGAGAACAACTGATGCACAGAACTTCTGAATGGGTTTCCCTCGGCCACCCGGATAAGGTGGCGGACTTCATCTCCTGTTACCTCCTGGACCGTTACCTTGAGCGCGACCCGCTGACCCGGTTTGCGGTGGAGGTGCAGATCAAAGGGCCGTGGGTGACGCTGGGCGGCGAAGTCACCAGCGTGGCGAACTTCTCGGAGGAGGACATCACCGCCTTCGTCAAGGCTGCCGTCGCTCAGATCGGATATACGCCATCGTACCAGAAACTTTGGGGCAAGGAGAACACCATCTCCTCCGATGACCTCATCGTCACCAGTCACATCAGCGCGCAGTCACCCGACATCGCACAAGGGGTCAACGCTTCCGGCTGGGGAGATCAGGGGCTCTTCCATGGCATGGCGGTGAACGATCACTCGACCAAATACATGCCGAAGGACTGGTGGCTGGCGAAGCAGATCGGTCAGCGCCTCTATGACCTCCGTCTCGGCGGGGTTGACATCAAAACGCAGGTCACCATGAACGATGACAAGATCGAAGAGGTCGTGGTGGCGATCCCCATGGGGAAACGGAACTATGACTACGACGTGGAGAATGCCGTCCGGTTCTGCTGTGGTGAGAAAGACAATTTTCCCGTCATCATCAACGGCACGGGCCGGTTTGTGAAGCACGGACCCATTGCCGACTGTGGCACGACCGGGCGCAAGTTGGCGGTGGACTTCTACGGCGGGAATTGCAAGATCGGAGGCGGGAGCCCTTGGACCAAGGACGGCACGAAGGCTGATCTCTCGCTGAATCTCTTGGCACGGCACAAGGCATTGAACTATGTCAAGGCTCATCCCGAGTGCCCGGAAGCCTACTGCTCCATCAGTTGCAGAATTGGCGCGCCGGACATCCTTGTGGTGCTGACCGACCGGCAGGGAAACGAACTGCTCTCCCGGCACGAAATCATGCCGCCCGAGACCGTGATTGAGTTTCTCCAGTTGCGGACCCCGAGGTTTGCGAAGATGTGCCAGAACGGACTCTTCGCATGATCCCGGCATTCACTTGGGTCATCACGGTGGTGAGCCTCACCGGCACGGCCTTGAACGTCAAAAAGCATATTGCCTGCTTCTACTTGTGGACGGCAGGCAATATTGCATGGCTGTCATTTGATTTGTGGATGGGGCTCTACAGCCGGGCTATGCTGGACCTCGTCCAACTGGCATTCGCCATCTGGGGAATCATCGCATGGCGTAAGAAGCGGTCGTCTGCCTGACGGGCAAGGGATCAGCTCACGGAAGCGTTTTTGGCAAGGCGCTGCTGGCGTTTGCTGTTGGGATCGACGGGGCGACCGCCTTTATGGGTGCGTTTCCCCAAGTTTGCACGGCTTGCGGCAATTTGTGCAGGACTCTTTCTCCTGATCTTCTGTCCGCAGGTCGGGCAGTTGCATCCCGGCGACAGGGCAACGGAATCTTTCAACTGCGTCCCGTTGCTCCAAAGTTCCTCCGCAGAAAGGTCAAGGTCATCGTTCCAACTGATACCGTAACCGCCGGCATCCACCTTCACCAAGGAAAACAATGCGGGATCATTGAGCAATTCCTGAAACGGGGCGTATTTCCCGATCAGTTCCCCGGCATCATAGATGCTTTCGGAACCATCGCGGAACTCCACCCAGAGCAAGTGCCCGGGCAGCGCTTTTACATTGGCAATCTTGTGAAACATGTGAGCCTCCTTTCACTCCAGCGGCGGAAGCTGCCTGAATTGTTGAGTATTCCACATTTCAAGCAGTTCCTCGCGGTGAATACCGGTCCATTCAAGAGCCATCGTCAACGCTTTCTGCGGCAAATCGCCTTCCAGCATTGTCCCTGACTGGACGTCGATCACGCCGGAATTTTCATTGTAGATCACATGAATATGTGCAACGCCATGCTCCTTCCCGAGCAGGTACATCTTGATGAACATTCCGTAAAACCTTGCGATTACCGGCATTTTGCGCCTCCCTTCTACGACTTAATATAACTCTAATTTAGAGATATGCAAGTTGATTTTTGGGAGAAATTTGCAATTTGCCTTGGTAAAGAATCAACACGTCCACGCGATTGGGAGTTGCCCCTTCCGGTCACGCCAGCCGGAACTTGCCCTTCTCATCAGCCCTGACGATGCGGGGCTGTTCCTTGGTCTTAATCTCCCGGAAGATGCTTCCGTAGAGGGTCTGCTCCGGAGTCCGGCAGGCGGTGGGTTTCCACACTCCCATCTCCGTGGCGGTCTTGACCATCTCCCGGGTGGTCATGGCTTTGCCGGTCGCCTTGAGCACCTCCACGGAGGCATCCATCAGCGAGAGTTTCTTTTCGGGGGCGGGCGCAGGTGTTTCCTGCACCGGCTCCACGCTCACCGTGGGGATGCTGAGCCGGCTGCCGGGCATGATGAACTCCTTGCCATTGGTGAGGTTTCTCACCCAGTAGCCCGCTCCGTTTCCCATGGGCCGCATGATTTCCACCGTCACCTCGATGCGTCCGACCTTGAGGATCGCCTTGTCTCCGACTTGGAACTCGTTCATTTCGTTTCTCCTTGTTTTGGTTGGCTTGGGGGGATTCCCTTGCGCTGTTGTTAATAAAGCTTGGGTTTCCCTTTAAGCCAGCCGGACTTGGATATTAAACCGCTTATTCTTCAATAGAAAGGACTGATATGGAAAATCAGATTCAATTGACCGCCTTACCGCAGGCGGAACTGCTGAAACTCCTCCGCAAATCAGGCGGACAGCTCTCAGCGGAAGATGTGATCCGGCAGGACATCCAGCGGGGTGCGCCGGTGAACCCGGACGGCACAATCAACCTTGTTGCATACGCCGCATGGCTCATGCTTCAGCGAGTGGAGGACGGCAATGATTAATCCTCTCTCCATGAAGCCGGTTGACGTGGGGCGTCTGCTCAACGCTACCCCTTTGGGGACGGTAGTGTCATCGCCACGCATCTACCGGGACTTCAACCGGGTGGGGTTCCGCATTGCCGCTTCGGAAAATACCCGGAACATCAATCTGCTGAAATACATCGCATGGGTCTTCGATGAAGTCCATGCCGAGCCGGTGGCTCCGGTCTCAACGGCACGGAGTTATGAGGAGCGCAAGGAAGCAGAGCGGGCGCGGAATGCTGCGCAGTCACTTGCCGGCCGTGACATCGGCGATCTGCCGGAGGTGGAGAACCCGGAACTGAAGGAGCGGTGCAAAACGGATTTCAAGCTTTTCTGCGAAAGCTACTTTCCGGGCAACTTCACCCTGGCGTGGAGCGACGACCACCTGAAGGTCATCAACCGGATCGAAACAGCCGTTCTGCACGGCGGTCTCTTTGCTTTGGCAATGCCTCGCGGCTCTGGTAAATCGACGTTAACAGAGTGCGCGGCTCTCTGGTCCATGCTCTATGGGCATCGGGAGTTTGTGGTTCTGATTGGCGCGACCGAAGCGGCGGCATTGGAAATGCTGGAATCCATCAAGACGGAACTGGAAACCAACGAACACCTCGGCGCAGACTTCCCGGAGGTCTGCTTCCCCATCACCTCGCTGGCAGGGATCGCCAATAGGTGTGCCGGACAACTGTACAAGGGGGAACGGACCCGGATCACTTGGACCAGCAACGAAATCGTTCTGCCGACCATTGCGGGGAGTTCCTCCTCCGGCATCATCGTCCGGGTGGCGGGAATCACCGGACGAATCCGGGGTATGAAATATAAGCGTCCCGATGGCAGAAACGTCCGACCGAGCCTTGTCATCATCGATGATCCACAGACCTCGGAGAGCGCCGGCTCTTTGGAGCAAACCCGAAAGCGGGTGCGCGTGTTGGCAGGGGACATCCTCGGTCTCGCCGGACCGGGGCAGAAAATCTCGGGCATCATGCCCTGCACGATCATCCGCCCCGGGGACATGGCGGACATCATCCTCAACCGGCAGACCCATCCCGACTGGAACGGGGAGAAGACCAAGATGCTCTATGAGCTGCCGAAGAACATGAAACTCTGGGAAGAGTATGCCG